GACGGAGCCAAATTTTAGTTATTTGACTCTTGCAGCCTTCTTCCCTCTCGATGATATCATCGAATACCTTAAGGTTTCGAAGAGAAATAGGACCATTTTTGAATCATGGGCGAAACTTCGCCTTGAAGTTCTAGATGATCCTCCGATTAACCTAATTCCTGTCCCGGTTTTAGAACTGGGCTGGAAATTACGATGGGTTACTCGTATGCCATACTATGAACAGAGCAGGCAGAAGGGTATGCAAAAGCATGCCTTTCCTCGCCTTTTGAAGTTCTGTCATGGTACGCGACGGGGTTTGAATAAGGCAGATCCTTTGATCTGTCCGGATTCTCATTCCGCCTACTATCCATTCGTTTATTCGCTTGATGCGAGTAAGGCGACGGATAAAATGTCTCGTTCCGCTTTCGCGGCCTGTCTTGAATCTGTAGGGGAGCGTATGCCCAACTATATGATCGGTGACAGGAAGATGACAATTGGTGGACCAATGGGTACACCCATAAATTGGGTGTTGCTGAACATTCTTCATGAAAGTTCCGCTTCGTTCTCCTTCGATAAGAGGGCTTATGCTCTCTGTGGAGATGACTTCATTGGTTTAGGAAACGATCACAATTTCTCTCTATATTTAGAGAAGAATAGATCCTTCGGGTTAGTCCCAAAACCGGAAACGGTCTTAAGGTCTAACATAGGAGGGATCTTTTGTGAACGTCTTTATGAAGCACACGTTGAAGATGGCCATAAGGTCCTCCGGGAAGCACCCATATGGGGCTCCACACGTATGTTTGTTCAAAATGAGATTGTTTTCCGGTCTGAAGACCAGAGACATCTCCCGAGTGTCCTAACTTTAGGATACTCTACTTTTGAAAAATTATCTGCTTTCCCCCATATGAGGGAGGTCTTAAGACCAATTGTAGATTTGGCGAGACGGTTCAATATTGATCCGTACGCCCCAATAATGTGTGGTGGGTTGGGCATAAGGCCACCCCAAATGGATAAGTCCATATATGGACGATATAGCGTCATCCTGACGTTAATCCATAACCACAAAATGAAGCCTCTCGTTCTTTTGAACGAGACGCAAACAGGCGCTCTGGCTCGTGCGACGCAGGAAGTAATGAAAATCTTGCTTCGCAATCTTAAATGGGTATATATACCCCTGAAAGATCGTGGCGATCCAGAACGCTTTAGTACCTATGGAGTTGACGAAGATTATAAGGAACACTTAGGTGTTGCTTTTTCTCGCGTCACTGTTCTCGCTTATGCGGACCAGATTCTCCCAACAGGTAGAGAAGCGGGAAAGGTTGATATTCTTCATCGTCTAAGACGGTTTAGAGCTCAAACTCCCCGTTTTACGAACATAAAGCCCATTAAGTGGACTTATAGATCGGCGTATGAGCTTATGGAAAATATTTTCCCTACGCTCGCCTCTATGGAAGAAGCAAATTTGCTTCCTCCTTCTTTAGAGGAGGGTGCTTAAGGGCCCTTCTTGTTCCCC